ATCCGCTCCACCCGTACGCCCTCCCCCCCGCGGCGTTCGACGATTCCCGGACTTGGGCGCAGATCATTGAGCGTAATCCCCTCCCCATCAATGCGCTTAACCCCAACACCATGTGTGTTTGGGACTGCATTGGTGCCACCCTCCAGGTCAACCCAATCCGTTGTTGGGCAACCTATTGCGCCTCTCTCCCGCTCGCTCGCCGTGCCCCCTTTGTCGATGGCACTGTTGAGTATGAGCACATTGTGGATGTGCTGCACTACTTCGGCATGCCCTACACCGTCCACCATTCCGAGGTCGATGGGAACGGTTGCCCCCGACGTCACAACCAAGCCCCTGGAGTCTTCAACCCCGCTGCCGTTCCCCTGACCGGCCAGGGCCGCCCTGGCTGGCCCACTCTCGTCGGCTACATTGAGCGTGACAACAACGCGATGGTGTGGCATTTCACCCTGCGCGGCAACCCTGACCCTGACGTACGGGTGGCCGCTCCACTACCATTCACCGCGCTGGGCTGGCCGTCCACTCTTCAGCCCGCCGCTGCCATTGCCAGTCTCCTCAACGTTCCCCGGAGGTGCTGGGCCCTTCAGTACACACGGCTCACTGGTGCGCAACGCAACATGTTCTCCACTTCTCTGGGCGTTGCCGCGGCCATCAACCCCATCCGCAACATGTTGATACCCGCCGTCCCGCTCCAGCTCCAGACTGTTGCGTATCAACACAGCGCCGCCGACGCTCGCGATGCTTGTGCGTTGGCGACTGACCTCCACGTCCACCCGCAGGTTTTGAACCTACGGGATGTTGACGCAGGTGGCACCGCTAAGGCCTGCGACCTTATGGCCAAGGATTACCTCGCGTGGGTGCAGGGCAGTGCCACCTCCATGCCACGGCAGCCTCTTCGCCTCCATCTTCTCCACGGTGCCTACGGTACCGGGAAGACCTACGAGCTTGCCCGGCTGATGCAACAGGCCCATGCCCAGCGGCCGTTCAACGAGGCCACCCTCAATTTCCACACTTGGGACCACGACCTCCGCGAACCGCTCCGCACCGCCATGATTAACGCCCTTCCTGGAGTCAACCTCCGCGCCACCAACTTCAAGACGGGCTGCATGCCATTAGCGCAACCGATGGTCGGCACCCTCGTTCTCGACGACGCCGGCAAGTGTTGGCATGGTTTCATCCCGCTCATCATCGCCCTTAACCCAGGTTTGACTGACATCTACTGCACGTTCGACGTGTGCCAGGCCATGGGCGTGTTCCCGACCACCCCCTCTGTCAGCCGCAAGGCCACCCCCACCGCGGACTGGCTTGGAGGCATGAGTGATTACTACGCCACCGAGATCCGCCGCACCGCCGATGAAGTCAGCGATTTGTTCGGACTTCCCCGTGCCCCCCCTGTTGCCGGCCAGATTCGCCCTCGCGGCCGTGTGATGGTTGTCAGCAACGTTCCCCCCGGTGTTCCCCTGCTCGCGGTCTCTCCGCGCTTTGCCGAAACCCAGAACATGGGCGGCCAAGTTTGTGACACCTTCACAGCTTGCCAGGGTCACACCATATACGGCGATGTGTGTGTCGACCTCGGTGGCCTGAGCGCTACGGCCACCGAGCGCGCCGCTTGGACGGCGCTCACCCGCGCCACTGGCAACATCTACCTGATGCTCGGCCCCCTTTCCACGAAGGACACCGCCGTTGCGGCATGCTTCGCCCGCAGTCAGATCCTGTCGTCGCTCCTGACTCTCGCCAGCCTCCGCCAAGAACCCGTCCTCACTGCTGCGTTGGACGTCGACATGGTGGTCAAGAGCGCGGTCTACAACCATATGGCCCGTTGCTTGAGCCCCCAAGCCGCCGCCCGCCTTGGGCTGGCGGCCCCCACGCCCATCGTTGGTGCTCGCGGTGTCTCGGCACAGTACCGCGCGCCGTGGCTCACCCAGTACGCCGACAGTCCGGACACTTACACTGCCCGTACTCACCGTGCCACGATGGGTGTCAAGACCTCCCGCTCCCCAGCGTTCTCCCGCCACCTCAGCCGCCATGTCAACACCCCCGTTTCCGTGGCGTATGAGGTGCGGCACCTCACCTCACTCCCTGGCGATGCGGCTCTGACTGTCGCGCCCACGACGTATGTCCTCCCTCCCGTTCCGGAGATGCAGGTCCTGCCCGATCCCGCCCTTGACGTCAACGAGCCGACTGACGACACCCTGCGCGAAGTCGTCGTTGAGGCCAACTGCAACGCCACTTTTCAGCACATCGTTGATGGCCCCCCGGACGCGCTTCACCACGTGCGCGCTGATAAGCTGACCACCAAGATGGGTGAGGAGAAACGCATCCGGGTCGGCAAGCACGACAAGCCCTGGAGCCGCAACGACGAGAAGCGCCTCCGCCAGCTGAAAAAGGGTTTCGGCAAGTTTTTTGACCTTGACAAGTGGAGTAAGACCGGGTTCAACCCCGCCAAGTTCGAGGAGGCAGAGCGGACTAAGTTGGCCTCTTGGGCCTCCAAACGTACCAAGGCCACGGTCCGAGCCAGCGTGGCTAAACAGAATTTGGATGCCCCTTACAACAATACCTCGCTGTTCCCAAAAGGGCAGTTCGTGAAAAAACAACCCAAGTGGCGCAAGCACGCTTTCCCGTGCCAGACCGTCTCCGACTTTAACCTGGGTAAAATCTTCCGCGATGCTCCCTACGCGGTGTACTTGGAAGCAATGGCCGTGGCTTGTGCCTACGACTCCACTTATCTCCACTACCGTGCAAGCCCTGATGACATGTCTCGCTGGTACCGCACCTTCTGGCGCCCCGGCCGCATGACCGCCAACGATTACACGGCCTGGGACTCCGGCGTGGACCATGTGTTCATCGAGTTTGACTGCTGGCTCTTGACTCTCTGCGGCTTGCCCGCTGAGTATATCGACAAGTTTCGCTTTGACCGTTACAACATGTACTCCCACCTCGGCCCGCACATGCCCCGCCAGGAAAGTGGTGACCGTTTCACCTGGATCCTCAACAGTCTGCGCAACTCGGCTCTGACCGGAGCCAGTCTCGACTGCCCTAAGCGCACTCCTCTGGCCGTCAGTGGCGACGATTCCGTCACCCTCGGTGCTTGGCGCCGCTCTTCTAACTTCTCGCCCTCCGATTGGATCATGCAACCCAAGCGCGAGGAGGCAGACTACACTGAGTTCTGCGGCATGAAGTTTGGCGGTTCGGACGTCACCTTCGACCCCACTGTCCTGCGGTGGCGTGCCGCGTTCGGTTTACAATTGGGCAGGTCCGACCAGGATTACTGGCGCTCCATCTCCGATGCGATCCGGGAGACCGCATCCAAACTTTCTCGACCCACCCCCATGTTGTCCAATGCGGCCACTCTTTTAAATCGCGCCGTCCTCCTGTTTGACTTGGACCGGTCCCTCACAATGCCCTCCTTTCCCTCTAACGACCCGCGCATCCCTCCTAAGCTAAACCAGCGTTCGCACAACTGGTTCACCCGTTTTGCCCGGTTCATGCTCTTCCTCTAACTCATCTCGCCCTCGGCATGGCGGTAAACTGCTCGATCCCGCCCTTGGCACGGCGCCAAACTGCCCCCCCCGCCCGCTGGTTCGGTGCGGTGCCCCCACAAGCACAGCAGTTCCGGGAACTCCTTTCGAAAACCCGGTCCCCATTCGACACCCTGGTCCCGCCGTGAGGCGGTCTGTCGCTCCATTTTCGGGCTTTGCCGATGGAGCGGCGTGTCACTACGCTCAGTGTCGGAGCACGATGTAGTGGCTGCGCTAGCCGATCGCTTGACCATGAGGAAGGCTCATGGAATCGCGAGGAGTGGACAGACGTTGATGTCCACACGTCCCCCTGTCATGGACGAACCAGCCTCACACGTCGGCTGAACTGTAACGACTGCACGCTAGCCGGGCGGTCCCCCCTCTCATTCTTTTGAGGTGGGACATCCTACCGTCTGAAAGGAACAGTCTAGCCCCATGTGGAACCGCACTTCGATCGCCACCTCTGGGGTCGCCCCACTATGTCCCTTGGTGCTAACCTACCGGTCCTCGGCACCCTTCAGCTCTACACCTCCACGCCTGACCGCATCGTCCAATTTGCGGCCATCCTTGGAGATTTGGAGCATAAAAAGGACGTTTACGTCGCCCTTCGTGATTTCGGCCCCCAAGTTGACCGCCTGTTTTCGAACGCCTCGCAGGCTGCTTACCTCCGCCGTTATCGCCCCGACCTTATCCCCCCACCTGCCCCCAACGGCACTCTCCCCAACGACCACGCTCTCGGCACAGTTTTCGAGTTCCACTACTACACCGACATCCGCTTCCGCCTCGACTACGTGCCCCGCATCCGCTCGCTCTGATGGCCAACCCAATTGGCAGCACCTCTGACCTCTCCGACCGGGCCGTCGTGGTCCCCGTCGTTCTTGAGCTCAAGGGGAAGGCTTGCCACTTCCACCTGAAGATTGATGAGGACACGAGCATTGCCCATTACCTCTCGTCGTTCGCCAGCGTCGTCGTCACCGGAACTCTCCAGTTTGAGCTGTCTGCCCCCGTTTCTTCCACCGTCGCCGCCACCTGCGTCGTTGCCGTCGTGCCGGACAAGTACAAGGACTGGCCCACTACCCAGCTCCAGATCCGTCGTCTGGAGGGCGCCATCACCATCAAGGACGCCATCCTCGTCCCGTCTTCCCTCACCTACGAGGGTAAGGTGCGCGAGATCTCCAGCAGCCTCAAGCCCCGCACCCTGCTTGGCCACCCGCCCGTCATTGTTGGTTACCTGCACGTTGCCGGTGGTTCTGACTCCACCGTCACCACCCTCACCGTGCACGTCCCTATCCTCGCGGACGGAATCGCCCACCACAAAACATGGTGAACCTTGTCGCCCCCTGCGTGTGCTCCTTGGTGCAGCAACTCCTGCCCTGGATGACTGTCGACTGCCCGTGCCACGCTGACTCCCCTGCTTCGACGTGTCCGCCGCACGATGCCTCCTCCCCTGCGGTTCCCACCCCCGCCCCCCC